TCACTGCCTATTCTATTTAGCTTTATAATAGCTATTCTTTGCGCGCATATTTCTAGCTCATAATCTAGCGCCCTGCGGCAATAGGTTTCTACTTCTGCCAAAGCTTGCTTTGCGCATAAGCCTATTAGCTCATCACTAAAATTAGAAGCCGCGCCCCCTAGCATTAATTTGATTTCTTCAATCATTATCAAATACCCCCTATTTTTTATCTGGGGGATAGATCAGCTCTATCCCCACTATAGAAGATAGTTAATTAGGCTTGAGGATAAAGGCGGCAAATCTTAGTAGCATCTACAAGAGCGCAGATGTAATAAGTTGAAAGAATAACTGTATTCTGCTTTGCCTCTTTATCTCTGTCTTGCTCTACTTCAACATCTTTCTTCATAAAGAGCTTAACTGCTTCTGCTGTCATAACAAAGCCGTTGTTAACCTCATCAAGTGCTTTAGTGCAGATCACTGGAATACCGCATACAGTGCCTACTTGTCCTGTGTAAACTACTTCACCCATTCTAGCTGCTACATAGTCTGCATCTTTGCGAAGATCAGCTTTCCAAGCATTAGGGATAACAAGGAAAATCTTGCTTTCGTCCTCAAGATTAAGAGTGGAAATACCATCTACAATAGCATCATAGCCAAAAGTAGTGAAAGAGTGCCCAAGAGAAGCTTTGCCAGCCTCCGTAATAAAATCTGCTGTCATTTTGTTAACCATTACTTGATTAGCGCCCTTAAGCATATTATCAACGATGGTATTATCTTTCATAAAATCATCGTCCAGATAATCAAAAACTTGCTGAACGCGCTTTACAGTGTAATCATTACCAGTGTAAGTAATCTTACCTCTGTTAGTGTTCTTAGCGCCTGCTGCAAGCTCCTCTGCAGTGCCCTCATATGTATAAGTATTAATTGTTTTTGTCATTCCTGCTGTTTCTGCAAGAGTGGTGTCTACTGTCATAAGATTGCGCGCGTTAATCGCAGTAGTGAGCAAATCTGTAGCTTTTGCCTCAATAATCTTATTTTCAAATACTGTGTTTGCCATAATATAGCCCCCTATTAATTATTAAATATTTTGTTGTATAGCTCTGGCTCTTTAGCCAATAGCTCATTGAGTTCTGCTAAGCTCATCTTTTTAGCAGTTTCTTTAGTGATCTCTGCTGGCTTGCTGCCGCCATTACCTTTAGGCGCATTACCAGCTAAGCGCTTTTCTACCTCAGCTTTTACTGCTGCCTTGAAAAGCTTATCTAATTTATCAATGTTTGCTTGCGCAGCTTCTATATCTTCTCCAATAGTGATAATATCAGCAAATTCAGCGCTGAGCCCTCTAGAGCTTAATACAGATTTTAACTCACTCTTATTGCGCTCTGTCTGGTATTGAGCTAACTGCTCCTCTAACTCTGCTATTCTGTTATCTTTCTCTGCCTTTGCTCTCTCGTCACCATCTAATTTAGATAATGAAAGCTGTTTTTCATACTTTGCTTGCTGCTTCTTTAGCGCTGCAGTTACGCGCTTATCACCTTCACTCTGTAAAAGCTTCATAACCTCATCTTGAGTGTATGTCTTTTGCTCATCTACAGTAGTTTCCTCAGTTGATATTGTTTCTTCAACACTAGTGTTATTAATATTGTTTTCTGCCATAATTTACTCCTTTAAGTTATAGCCTTGCGCTATCCCTTTATTGTTTATATTTAGTTGTTTCTTTAATGCCTAACCCCTATTAAAAGGCATATTTACTTGCTCATATATATTTTAATTTTTGCTATTATGTATTAATTTCTTTTGTCCTAACTAGCAAAAATTATTTTACTACTGGCACTATGCAGCATCTGCATCTAGGGTGAGCTGGAATAGGAATAGCAGCGCCTACTGGATATTTTGTCTGGTGAAGCTTTCCGCATACCTCGCAGCGCCTCTCATCATAATCAGCCCATATCTCTACTTCTTGTATGCCGTAGTCCTCATAGCGCTGCTTGGCTGCTTGTGTCTGTATGTGTGCAATCTCAGTGCGCGCTAAGCTATCTGCAGCGCTAAAGCTAACTGCAAATCTATCTTGTAGCATCTTCTTTAGATCACTTGATTTTTTACCATTGACAACACAAGCCACTAGCTCCTCGTTTAATGTATCTGCTAGCTGGCTTGTGTTCTGCCATATCCTCTCACTCCAGCTCTTGCCATCTGCTACCCATATTTGATTAATGAGCTGGCGCGCTCCTTCTGTATCAATAGTATTAAACGCCTCAGCGCCCTCAAGAGCAAAAGAATAGTAAACTTCAAAAAAATTAGTCTCAAACTCTTTAGAAAGCGCAGCTATTTGCTTATCACCCAGCTTTTGCAGCTCTGTGCGCAGTTGCCCTTGCATCTGCCAGTATTTATCTAGCTTGTATAAGTCTGCTGGCGTAGGCTCTTTGCCCTTTTCAATAGTAGCTTGCAGCTTGTTATATGTTGCCTCAAACTCAGCAATTGAATTTTTCATAGCAGTAGCATAATACTTGCGCAGCTTGCCCTCTATCTGCTTTACACTTTTTTTACTAATAGCAGCCTGCGCCTCTGCTATTCTGTCTGCCCAGTAGTTACTCATTCTTCTGCTTCTTCCTCATCTTCGTGATCTGGCGCGCCAAAGCCATATAGCGCCATATTAGCCGCCTTTTGCTCCTCTAGCGCTTCAAGCTCAGCATTAACATCTGTAATGAATGGGAGCTGCGAAAGTAATGTAGCATCACTAACTGTTCCTTTAAGCGCATTTACAAGTGCAATAGTAGTAGTTAAATCTTCTGGTATATTGCGCTTGAAAGATATTTCTATATCTCTATAAACTGCCTCACCTAATTTAAGAGAAGCAATACCGCAAATAATCTCTACTCTGCGCTGCAGCGCCTTGCGCATAAGTGCCTCTATTTTGCCTGCCTTTGTTTCCATTCCAGTTAATCTATACTGAATAGCAATACCAGAGCTAACACCGCCCACAAAGCTCTCACTAGAGAAGTCTGGGCATTGAGCTATCCTATAAATGCTATCTTGTATTCGCTTTAAGATATTTTCTACTTGTGCATCATTTGCATTTTTAGTAAGCCAAGCAGCAGCCGCGCTCTCTGGCAAGAGAAGCACTCTATTCTCTTTCATAGCTGCTATATCTTCTGGCTCTGCATCTACGCCAGCAAGCACTAAGTAAGCATCACAGAACGCGCTATAATCATCTATCTCATCACTCAATAGCTCATTAGCTGCATCTTGCAAGCCTATAATGCAGTCAAATATGCTGCGCTCATTAGGAAGCATAAAGATATTAGCTGGGCACTGGCTAAAGTAGTGCGGCTCTGCACTAACAAAGTTAATGTTTCCATTTCTACCATACATAGTGTAGTGCTTTACATCATAATCGCTATAAACATCTACATAGTGTTTATCTGTATTATCCCATTCGCTAGCCTTATAAACTCTTACAAAGTATAATAAGTCATTAGTTAAGCTATCATCATAAACACCAAAGCAGCTAGTAGGGTTGATAAGCTTAAATCTAGTCTTACTATCGCTATCAATATACATAAGCTCTGCAGCAATACCATACACTAAAGCATCCAGTAAAAAGTTAGCATCTTCTGCTTGGTAATCGTTATAGCGCAAAATATCCATTACTTCTTCTATATCTTCATTACTTCTGTAAGAAATATGGCTAGGAGTAGCTAAATATCCACAATAGCTATCCACAATATTCTTGCAGTAGTTGATAACTGTTTTATTACAAGGCTTTGTTTCATCCGCATACTGTTTATTTAAAATAGCTTGTAAGCCATCGTAATAGTTTTTATACTTATTTAGCTTAGGCTCTACTTCTACAAAAAACTTATTAAGCATCTTCTGTAAAAGCTCTGTGTTTAACTCTGTATCTTTGTTAAGATAAAACATTAGTCATTACCCCCTATCAATTTTAATAATGGAGTAAATAGCTTCTTAATCTCTTCTACCTTTTGGCGAAGCTCTGCTATTTCATCTTCTGCAGTAGGTATAATTTCTACTACTTGCTCTTCTACTTCTTTTATAATTCCTTCTGGGAATTCTTTATTTATAATTAACTGTTTCATTATGCCAATACCTCCACATATACTTTTGTGCCAGCTTCAAAGGTTACACCAGCAGAGTTAGTAATACCTAAAAATGGTGTATAGTTCTTAAT